AGCGGAAATTAAAAGAGAAATTGACTATGCCACATCAGTAAACTTACAGGAAAAGAAGCTTTCCGCATTTGAAAAGTTTCTTAAGAGTCTGTAGTTTATAAATAAAACTGTATATAACGCTAAGTAATCGGAGTTAAACAATGTCTGAGACCTCTAATAAAGAGTTAGATAACATGGAGCAAGTGAAAGAAGACGCAGCAACTGGAACAGCAGCTATAACAAAAGGTGCAACGTCTGGAGAAAAGATTGACACTTCTGGTGGCAATTACACTGATATCGGTGGATCCGATAGTAAGGGTAAGCCTGAAGGAACTGAAAATCTAGGAGCTAAAGCTGCAGCACCTGTAGGAGCAACGAAGGATTCATCTATTAAGACGAAGCCATCTGCTGCAGGAACATCTAACGTAAGTGCAGGTCTTTCAAACAAGATCTTCGATGATGTGGAGAAAAAAGAAGATGAAACAATCCAAGAAGAAGGGTCTACCGAGGAAACCAAGTACGACTTTACTGCGGATGTTGACGCTCTTGTCGGAGGTGAAGAACTTTCAGAAGAATTCAGAGACAGAGCAGTAACCATCTTTGAAGCCGCAGTTACCTCAAAGGTAAATGAGGAAACTAAAGCGTTACAAGAAGCATTTGAATCTACTCTGACTGAAGAAGTCGAGAAGATCAAAACAGAATTGGCTGAAAAAGTCGATGACTATCTATCTTATGCTGCTGAACAGTGGATCAAAGAGAATTCACTCGCTGTTGAGCACGGTATAAAGACTGAGATGGCAGAGTCATTCTTTAACGGTCTAAAAGGTCTCTTCGTAGAACATAACTTTAATGTTCCCGAAGAAAAATATAATCTCCTAGACGGAATGTCAGGGGAACTTGATGAAATGGAAAAGAAACTCAATGAGCAAATCGACGCTAACGTATCTTTGAACAAGAGAATTGGCGAGTTTGTTAAAATGGAAATCGTGAACGAATGTGCTGCAGGTCTCGCAGAGACTCAAAAAGAGAAGCTTGCTTCTTTAGCAGAGGGTGTTGAGTTTGAAAATGAAGAAGACTTTAAATCTAAAGTCGAGACAATTAAGGAATCATATTTCACTAGGAAGGCTGAGGTCGCTGCAGAATCTGCAAAGACTGAACCCACCGAGGAAAGTTCAGAACCCTTAGTTGAAAGCACAGCAAGCGGTACCATGGGTAAATACGTGGATGCAATCGCTCGTTGGTCCAAATAATTGTAAATAACTACTTACTTAGGAGACATAATGTCACTACAATCACTCCAAGAAAAGTGGGCACCCGTTCTAAACCACGAAGCTCTTCCAGGCATCGAGGACACATATAAGAAAGGCGTAGTCGCACAACTTCTTGAGAACCAAGAAATAGCATTAAGAGAAGAAGGGAATGCTTTAAACGAAACTCTTCAAACAGTTGGAACAGGTGGATTCGGTGGCGGTGCAACTGCAACAGGTCCAGTCGCAGGTTTCGACCCAGTATTAATTTCATTGATCAGAAGATCAATGCCTATGTTGATCGCTTACGATATCGCAGGTGTTCAACCAATGACAGGTCCTACAGGACTTATCTTTGCAATGAGAACTGCTTATGGAGATGAGAGAAGTCCTGCTTCCTCAGACTTCAGAGAAGCATTCTTCAATGAGCCTAACGCAGGTTTCTCTGGTGCAGGTGGAACAGGTCTATCAAACTATGACCCAACAGCATCAGGTTCTGCAGTTAACGACGCTGAAGGAGCAAATCCAGGTGTTCTTAATGACTCATCACCAGGTACCTACGAGGTAACAGGCGATGCAACAGGCATGAACACAACTACTGCTGAAGCATTAGATGACTCAAGTGCATCTACAGCATTCAGAGAGATGGGTTTCTCAATCGAGAAAGTAACTGTTACAGCGAAATCTCGTGCTTTGAAAGCTGAGTACAGTATTGAGCTTGCTCAAGACTTGAAAGCAATTCATGGTCTAGATGCCGAGCAAGAGTTAAGCAACATTCTCTCAACAGAGATCCTTGCTGAAACCAACAGAGAAGTTGTTAGAACTATCTACACTAACGCTGTTGCAGGTGCTCAAAACAATACTGCTAACGCAGGTGTATTTGACCTTGACGTTGACAGTAATGGTAGATGGTCTGTTGAGAAGTTCAAAGGACTTCTATTCCAGATCGAAAGAGATGCCAACGCAATCGCACAGGAAACTCGTAGAGGGAAGGGTAATGTAATCATCACATCTGCTGATGTTGCTTCTGCTCTTGCTATGTCTGGTACACTAGACTACGATTCAGGTATCGGTGGTGCAGTTGGTGGACTTGGAGAGATTGATGACACTGGTAACACATTCGTTGGAACACTCAACGGTCGTTACAGAGTATACATTGACCCATATTCAGCTAACGTAAGTTCTGATCAGTACTACGTTGTAGGATACAAAGGTTCTAATGCATACGATGCAGGATTATTCTATTGTCCTTACGTTCCGCTACAAATGTACAGAGCGATTGGACAGGATTCATTCCAGCCACGTATCGGGTTTAAAACTCGTTACGGAATGGTTCTTAACCCATTCGCTAAGGGACTTGCTGCTTTATCTGATTCAGATCCACAAGCTGCTGGTAACTTAAACGCTAACGCTTACTACAGAAGAGTAAAAGTTGCAAACCTAATGTAAGCTTCGCTTTACATACACTTCAGAGAGACCCTACGGGGTCTCTTTTTTTGTCTAGGTATAAACTCGTAGGCATTTCTTTTTATTACAATGTAGCGGTAAATACAGTGTTGATTTGCCTACATAATAGTAGGATTGGAGGAAAGGAAATGCAACCAACCCCTCTATATGATGGTGTAAAATAACGGAGGCTTTTATGCACAACAGAGTTTCACATAATCAGTTAGCTGGTTGGAGTATGACCGATGACCCATCTACAAGCGAAAGCAACATAACGAAGATCGACGATTACTTTGACTGTCTGATAGAATGTGCAGACTTACCCAATGCGTGTAGACGCATATGTAAAAATGTATTCGATTAAACCAATGCACTAAAACTTTTAGAAGGGGGGTCGTAAGACCCTCTTTTTTATGCTATAATAAATACCTATGGAGACCTGTGTTTAACTAATGGATAGTACATTATTCAGTCCTAACAATAAAAACTTTTTATCTCCAATTGGTTTTAAGTTTATAATTGGTAGAACCCCTAACGTGGATTACTTTTGTCAATCTGCATCAATACCTCCTATAGAAATTGGTAGTAAAGAAATTCAAACACCTATTAAGGACTATGAAATACCTGGTGATAAGATGACCTTTGGTGATCTAAACCTGAGTTTCTTAGTGAATGAAGACTTGGATAATTACTATGAGATCTACAAGTGGTTGAAAGGACTTACAAATCCTAAGCATCAAAAAGAATTCTACGAGTATCTTAATACTGTAAATGAAAAAGGTAGACCTAAGGATTTTGATAAGCAAATGAGTGATGCTCGTTTACTTATCCTTAACAGCAACTACAATGCAATATCAATAGTTAATTTTTATAATATATTCCCTACCAGTTTAAGTACACTTGAGTTTGATGCGTCAGCAACTGACATCAATTACTTCACAGCACAGGTAAATTTCAAGTATACCATATATGAGATAACGGATAAGAACGGACAGAAAGTATGAATCTAGAAACTTTGAATGACATGTGGGAGAAAGACTCACAACTAAATGATGAAAAATTAGATCATGACAGTTTAGAAATCCCCAGATTACACGCTAAATACTTAAGACTTTACAATACATTCACTACCCTTAGGGATCAAGGTGAGTTAGATGTAAAGCGAACCTACCGACAACGGTGGGAGTACTATACAGGTAAATCGGAAAAACCTTTTCACCTTAAACTTCTCAAAACAGATGTACCCATATATCTGGAATCTGATGAAGAATATATGAGATCCGTTCTGAAGCTGAAGTACTATAACCAGATGGTTGAGGCATTAAAAGCGATTATGCAAGCGATTAATAACCGATCATTCTACATTAAGAATGCGATTGAGTTCGCGAAATTTTTGAAGGGTTATGAAATCTAATGTATACATTCAGAAGAAAAACGAAGTTTACCTAACAGTAGAATGTGAACCCCACGTTCAATACGAGTTGGCAGACGAGTTTACCTTCGAGGTTCCTCAAGCTAAGTTCATGTCAGCTTACAAGAAGAGGTATTGGGATGGGAAAATTAAACTATTCTCCCCAGGTACAGGCGAGATTTATGTTGGTCTTCTCCCTTATATTATTGCGTTTTGCGAGCAAAGAGGGTACCAAGTCATACATCGGGACAACGAATTTTACGGACTTCCATCGGAAGTGGATGAATTCGTTACTCCAG